TCGATGATCGTTCCGGCGAGCCAGTCCGACTGGTACATCGAATCAAGCTCGTTCTTTCCGAGCCATTGTTGGGTGAACTGGCCCTGAGACAGCTTGTCCTTGTCGGTTCCCATCCCGGAGACGAGGTTGGTGAGGGTGTCTCCTACGGTGAGGCGGGGTTGCACGGGCAACTCTTTGATCTAACACAACTAATTCATTGCGTTAATTTCCAGCCAGTTCGCCACGACATCGCCCGCCGCACCCGTCGTGTAGGACGATCCCGTCAGAGCGATGACGATCGGCGCAGATTCGACGGCTGTGGAGAAGACGGGCACGGTGATGCCGCCATGAGTACCTCCGAGCACCGAGGTGCTCTGGGCATACTGCGTATTGGAACCGGGCGTGCCGAATTTGAAGATGTTGGTGACGAGCTGCCAACCGACGCCGCTGTTGCCGGTGGTCCACGCTCCCGTATCAGCGATGGCGACGCCCCCCGAAACGGCGGAACCGACCACGGCCGCCGTGGCGCCCCAGATGAGCTTGGCGCGCTTGGCATTGGTAGTGGCGCCTGTCACACCCTGGGCCGATATGGCGAGCCCACGCCCACTCACATCGAAGCTGTTGGCAGGTAGGGTGTAGACCGCGAGAACGGTATCGGTCGTCGCAGCGGTATTCGCCGCGAGCGGGTTGCCGACCTGCCTGTTGATGTTGCCCTCTTCGAGGAAGGTCGCGGCACCTGCCCCGAACAGCGTCATCATATTGGGCGGCTCGGCCCCGACGCCCGGCACCACGCCGTCGAGCAGCCACACGGCCGCACCTGGCGCGTTGGACAGGCACATCCATACACGCGAGCCTGCTGTATTGATCCAGAACGAGCCCGGTGCGTAGTCCTGCGTCCCGTCGTTTGTCGCGAACGGGTCGCTTGTGGCGGCAAAATTGTTGCGCACGATCGCGCCACCCGGCGCCACCGTGAAGCCGATGTTCAGGAGGTCGTCGACGTCCTGGGGGTTCGCATTGATGAACCCGTTGGCGTCCAGCGTATAGCGCGCGCCGAATCGGGAAAGAACCGTCGGACCGGTTCCGGCCGGCGCCTGCATGGCAGTGGTCATCAGGTCACACCCAAGAATAAGACGAATCGAACGCGGCGGATGGCGCGAATGTGAGGCCAAGCGCATCGGCGAGATCGGGTGATCTCAGACCACGCTTTTTCATGGCGTCCTTGCTCTCGACCACGATCTTGCCGGAACTGTTGACCCCATACCGAACGCTGGCCAGTTCCCCGGCTAAGTCCTGCGCCTCGTTACGCGGTGCGTCGGCCAGACTCACGTCGGCGCGCAACCACTCGGCTATTTCCAGCCAAAGGAAGTCCCTGAGCTTGTAGGGGGAGCCGTCGACACCACCCAGCCTGCGCTCAGGTGCGGCAGCAGCGACGTTGACGTCCACGACCGGCGCGTCTGCTTCCCGAAGTCTGTCCGCGACGCCCGCTCCAAGCCCAACGACATCGACATGGATATGATCAATGGCCTTTGAGCGCCACAACGCGAGCGCTTGGCCCGCCGTCGTCATGGTGTCCTGCTTTGCCTTGATCTCGATATGCTCGACCCGAGCGCCCTGCCGGATCAGGAACACGGTGCGGTCGTCACCGAAGCGCGCTACATCGACACCGAGAATCCTGGGACCATCTCCTTTGATATCCCGGCGTTCCAGAGCCGCCTCGGCATGCTCAAGCGATATCAGGACATCGTCGTCCTGCCGCGGAAATTCCCCATCGGCGCGGACCCGAACGACGTTCGACCCTTCGCCGAATTTCCGCACCAAGAGTGGGCGGTAACCGGAGTCGACAAGGGGACTGTCCGAGCAAGTGAAATGCAGCGCTGTGTAATCGCCGCGATCCTGCTTGTGAGACCTCGCGAAATAGCCGGTGTTGCGCGTCGGGTTGCCGACCATGAGCAACCTGGCGCCATGGCTGGACAGAGCGCCCTCGGCAACCTCAAAAATGGTGTCATCGACGCCCGAGGCTTCTTCGATGACGAAGTAGATTTGGCCGCCGTCGCCTACACTCCGAACGCTGTGACCATCATCTGCGATGACGAGGTCTGCGGCGTGGAAACCTTGCAACGCATCCGGTTTGTCTTTGCGGGCCGTTCTAGCAGCGGCAAACCATTCGTCGGGAGCGCCAACGTCACAAATCCTGTCTTGCGTGATCTTGAACAGGGTGGACAGGTAGAACGCCGGATGCAGCTTATTGGCTCGACTGACCTCGTCTGAGGCGCGGACCCATTTCGACATTTCCGACCACAAGACATCCCGGAGCTGCGATGCGGACGGTGCGGTACAGGGCACCTTCGGGAAATCGAAGCACTCCAGCATCCACCAGATGGAACCGGCTACGACGGAGGTCTTCCCGACGCCGTGGCCTGCCCGTACCGATACCTTAGATCCCGACGGCGCGATGGCTTGAAGCAGCTTGGTCTGCTGATGCGTGGGTTTTAGCCCGAGGCGATGACGGACGTAGCTGTCAGGATCGACGCGCCAGTGTTCCCGTAGTTTCTGCCAATCGGCAATGTCAGCCTTGGTGACTTCCACTCTTTACCGCCGCAAGAAGGGCGGAGACACCGCCGGCTTCGAGTCTGAGTCCGCCCGAGTGCTCGACTTCCTGCTTGTCCCGCCACTGATCCTTGCGGCGGTTGAGAAGCCACAGCCGGCCAGCGGCGGTATCAGGTGGAACATGCTCGCGGTAGGGCGTCTGCACGATCTGGCCAGCTACAGCCATGATCTTCACGGCGTCGAAGGTGTAACCGACCGCGCGATGGTAGAGGCTCATCTCGACGCGATCGTCGGCGGCATCCTTCCCTACGCGAGTTGCGACAGAAAAATCAGCGAATTCAATCCGCCACTGCCGGACCGTCTCGGTGGTGATACCGAAGAAATCGGCGAGATCGATGTCCGTCGCGCCGAGTTTACAGAGCTTTTCCGCTTCGATAGCGACTTGCGGATCGTAGGACCGCTTGACCCGAGAGGGTGGTTCTATTGAGGGCGGAGCACCCTTGAATGGATTCGGCTTGCGGCCGGCGCCGGGACGCTTACCGCCACGAGCCATTTGAATTCCGATCTAATCAAACCTGGCCTGAACCGCCAGGGATCTTGCTGTTTACCCATCGGGCGAATTTGGAAGCAGAGGCAAGATTCGAACTTGCGATTTCCGGTTTATGAGACCGGCGGGGACGACCGTGCTCCCCTACTCTGCGTTAACTAAGCGTAGCTCTGGGCACCGCTTCGCACGGCGCTACGGTGTAAAAAAAGCCACACCTCGTCCGTGCTGTGATTACGTGCATATCCTGAAACGATTGTCAACTGGCTTCACGCGGCTTCCGCGTGGCACGAAGCGTCCCCGCTTCATCTTGTCGTCTGTATTGTCCTGTACGGTTCCCAAGACAAGGTGCGCTGGATTACAACACATTGTGTTATCACACGTGTGCCGGATCAGCAGACCGTCTGGAATACGCCTCCGATGGTGAAGTTCCCAAGCCATCCGGTCGGCCTTAACCTCCCGCCCGCCAATTGAAGTTCTGCCATAATATAACCCATTGTGACCTGAGAAACCATTCAGCCATAACCAACAATCATCAGGTCCACGTTTGTGGACAGACTTCCAGAAATCATGCAGAAAATGTTCCATGTCTTTCCCCGCAAAATTCTAGCTACTCGCCAGCACAATGCAAGAGGGCACCGCGCTTCCCGAAGCGGTCAAGAAACAGCTTGAGCCTGCTCCGGGGATCAGCATCGAGAATCATGTTCATCGCCTCGCCGAACCCTTGCGTCGCAAAAGCACGGCGCTTCGGCCGGTCCTTCATGGCCTTCGACCATATGAAATCCACCCACCGCCGTTGATTGGCGAACATGAGATCTCCCACGACGGTGTCGCGTACCTCCGCCATGCCGCCGGCCATCTTGACGTAGCCGGCGACACCGTCACAGAGACGCGGCGTCCGGAAGTCGATATCGCCGCGCGCGTCCGGATCAAGCCCAACGAACACGTAGCGCGGGAAGAGCGGTCGTAGCCGCACGATCTCCTTGCGGTGAGACACGACCCATTCCGCGATTTCGGGCGCACACGCCTGAGATCCAGCCTTGGCTATAGCCTCGACCGCGACAGCCTCGGCAGCTGGCTTAGTCTGAAGGATAAACCATCGACGGCCGAACGTAACCCGCACCGTCTCCGCATAGGCCACCGCCCCGATCTCGCGAGGTTCCAGGAGGCTATGCTTGCAGAACGCCGCGCTGATGTCCTCGGGCGGGCTGTCGCGGTCGATGGTGGATCGCGCCCCATCCCGCCTGGCCCTGTCGATGCGAGATTGCTGTTCGCCGTCGGGGATGTCGTCGTGGGGACGGCGGGGAGTGCCGTCTTCGTCCGAAGTTGAAGAGATCATCGTGATCCTCTATGTCTCGCTTTCGGAATGGCCCGGCTAGAGCTTTCCTTTGCGAGACGCCCGTCCGGTGAGAGCCGGGCGGGTTGTTCATAAACGGGAAGCGCACGTCGCTCGGTGAGTGGCTTTGCGCTTGCGGCCAGGTTTAGACATCAAGCCCCCTCCTCGTCGTCTTCGAAATCGTCCTCGTCATCCAGGGGCGGGCGTCCGTTCAATCTGCTCATTGCGTTCTCCGCTCTTCTCCGGCTTCGCCCAGTGGCATGGGCGGTACGGCACGCACGATCGCCAGGGCTGCGTCCCAGATGAGCGCGTGCGTCTCGCGAGCTAGGCGAAGCACCGTCTCGTAAGCACGATGGTTTCCTAGCATGA